GCCACTGGCAAAGAATATCCTGCAACATCTGTTGTTATATGTTGCCCACTACCTGTTGGTCCAAAAGCTGATTGTGCATAAAACACTGCCAAATCCGAAAGGAGAAGACGATGATTATTCGATCTCGTTGTATTAGAATAATCACACTGTGGAATATAAGTCACAGCTGCTGGTCCTAATTGCATCTTAAAATCACCAGGCTTAGACATGTCTACAGGAACCGAAATTCCACCCCACATGATCTTATAGTCCATTGAACCTCTCCAAAACCGATACATACACCCAAACCACGACATAGGATCTACACCCCAAGTTTGGAAGTTGTTATTAGGATATGTCGTTCCTGCTTGTGCAGCATTTGCAAAAAATGGTTGAACTGGTATCCACATATACGCCATCAAAGTTGCTGTTGTTGTATCACCAGGATCATTTATTTGATATGCGCGATAACTCAACTGCATAACTCCATTGGCCTCATCTGTAGAATTCTGGCCGAAGAAACGCATTAAATTCGAATCGCGCAACCAATAGGTAATGTCACTCTCATAGCGCGTAACTAACTGCTTTAAATGTGTTACTGGTGCATTAGCTCCAAAGTGTCCACGCGTCCTACGTTGTTTTGAATCACATGGTGGTGCTATAATCACAGATTCGGTTGGTTTCTCCGTTGTCATTGGTATCCCAACTGCGTCATCAGCCTTTTCCGATTGTCTTTCTGCTATTCCATAATCAAGATGAAAAGTTTTACCAACACTTCGTTGTATCACATCAAAATCCTCATCTTCCTGCGACATTTGCATCCTTCTTGTTGATGGATTTTGTGCCACCACAAGTGGTCTCGCAGCGTTCGCAGTACAAATTGGATAATAAACCTGATAGTCACTACCGCCTGCAGCATAGATAATAATTGTTGCATTCGGAGGTGCTGATTCTGGCGCGACTAAAGGATTAAGAACGTGTAGAGCCCAAGAACCCAACATAAAGTTGAGGAAACTATAAGTTCCACCTGGTGTTGTGTTTTCGTTCATCAATCCAGGACACACCTTCAACCAAGCTGTTGGTGCCTTAAACGGTATTTCCATCTCAAAAGTTCTACATTCGTTTCCAAGATCAATTTCCTGACCCATTTGTGAGACTGCTTCTTTTAGCGTAACTCCTGTTGTCGGATCTTTTCCATAATTCGTGGAAAAGAACAGGCGCCCGGTGTGCATTTGTGAGCACACTACGTCGATCCTGATTTTAATGGATCCACGCCAAAACATAAAGTAACTCGAAACGTAGTCAAGAAGTGTATAACCTGATGTGTCATTCTGAATCACTGTTGAACCTCTAGTTGCTGGTGCCGGTTGAGCTCGATCTCTTCCAATCAACGAAGCCATTGGCCCCGCATAATATGAAATCAAAAGATCTCCCACGTTGTTAGTAGCATTCCAAGCAACCTGTCCCATATACGTGTATCTTTTGCATAGAAAATTCATATGCATTTCATCCTCTGATCTTCCAAAATGTTCATTCTCGCACAAATTTTGATTGGAAGGATCTAAATCCAATCTTTGTCCCTGGTCGATAGTTTTCGTGTTTGATATATTCACGAAAGGTTGTCGATACATGGGATGTGCATTAATCGTCCATGTCGGTTTATCCATTGTTGGTATAGTTGCCGAGACACTAACATCATCGCCAACTCTATCCGTTTTAATTTCCTGCGGCAATCCATTATCGTGCATATCCCCAAAATTCTGGATATTAGTTGTTGTTGAAACCTTATTGCCCTGTGGTTCAGCAATTGCATATCTTCTTCCAAGAGAAGAAGCAGCAGAATGTAAGGGCACATGAAATTTCTGATTTTCATCAAACGATGTCCAGATCGTGAGACCAATGCTCCCTGGTCCAGTGCTCGATGTTGTTAAAGGCACCAGAACCTGGATAAGCAAAGTTCCAACAAAATCCAAACGATCATCAACTAGATCATTCAACTTCATGAAATTCTGAGGATTAGTAAACGAGACATGTATGGTTCCCGTATTACTTGACGCAGCATCAAGAAACACATGGGGCACACACGTCAGCGCTGTCATGTTGTTTCCTTCATGCCAAAATGTTACATTATCTGCATTTGAAAATGGAATGAAACTCGCAATCAGCCTTCCAGCATGAAAACGGGTCCCATTAACATGTAACATGATCTTCATTGTACCATTCCAATAGGTAAACCTCTCGAAAGGCGCATTCTGGAAGAATCCAGTAACCATGTCCAGTGGTGCCTGCGTCTTAAGCAAAGTTGTCCCTATTGCTTGTGCAGTAGTCCAAAGAATTGGTGGTGCATATAAATTGGACCTATGTGTCATATCGGCTAAACTCCATTCACACTCATTGATTGCAGAAATGGCCAAATTGCGCGGTACTGTTGTATTTTTCCCATCCGCAATTGATCCTTCACGCTGCGAAGTATGAATAATACCCATGTTGTTCTCGGTATTTGTTGCTGATTGTCTTTCTGCAATACTACTCCGATCTTCCTTTGGACACACCTCACCCCAAAACCAATCCTGGAAAAATCTATAAGGATGTAAATTTCCCTTTAATCGGTTCGGTAGTGCATTTTCCAAAATGTCATAAAACTTCTGAAACTCTTCCTTTCCATAGAAAAAGAGGAACCTCAGTGCCTCATTACAATTGTCAATACACATTGCATTAGGTGTCACTTCCTTTGATTTCCTGACCCAATTTGGCATTTCAAAGATGGTGTTCTTATCCATCAATGGAAGCCAAAACATTCCGCTCTTCCGAAATCCTCGTTTCAAGAACGTCAAATCTTTCACATCCACTAACTCCGCCTCACCAGTCTTCGCTGCATTCGTATATTCCATATGCAATTTCCTCAACTCCTGTGTCAACTCCTTGGGATTGAAAAATTCCAATCCTGTCGGTGTAACAGCAAGAATGTTGTCGTCACCATAAATAGCATCCGCCACGTTTTGTTCATAATATACACACGATCTTAAATTTGGTGGCGCTAATCGCATCCAACAATATCTCAACATCATTCCATTTACAATTGTATTCAAAATGGAGGTAATCGGATTTCCTGAGGGATTTCCAACATGTGTCACATAAACATGATCTATACAAATTTGCACAGTATGTACAAGCTCCTCAAAAAGCACTCGTCGTACCCTCTGATCTTCTTCTGCGTCGTTGTACCATTGATTGATGATGTTGCAAACGGCCATCATAAACTCTGGAGAGATGTTACCATCCCAACCAGAATAATCACCAGCAAAACCCTTTCGATTCACTCGTGCAAGCTTCTTATACAGAAGCGTCCACTCGTTACTCTCAGGATTAATTCCAACTGCCGAAAATGTCTTAAGTCGATTTTTATACATCATGGCAGTGAACGCCAAAGTATATCGTCGAAATAGTATTG